AAAGTTTCAAACAGTACTATATAAGAAAAGTGATGCAGATTATGAAGGTGTAGTGTCTGTAGAAAATAAGATTAAAGATAAAGATTTAGTTGAATCTAGCTTGATTTATTGGGCTACTGGAGCTATAGCAGGATGCGATATAAATAAATCTAATACTAATAAAAAGTATGATGGTGAGTTTGATGTTGGTGTAAATTACACTCAAATACAACTTGAAGAAGCACTAAAGAGTGGTAAATTTATATTTCATAAAGTTGGTGATGAAGTTCATGTGTTAGAGGACATAAATACTTTTGTATCATTTACAGATGATAAAAATGACGATTTTTCAAGTAACCAAAGTGTTAGAGTACTTGACCAAATTGCTAATGATATTGCAACTTTATTTAATGAAAAGTATTTAGGTAAAGTTCCGAATGATAAGGCAGGAAGAATAAGTTTCTGGAATGATGTTGTTAAACACCATAAAGAATTAGAGAATATAAGAGCAATAGAAGATTTTAAAACTGATGATGTTAGTGTAGAGCTTGGAAATGATAAGAAAACTGTCATAGTATCTGATGCTGTTAAGGTAATAAATGCTATGAGTAAGCTTTATATGACTGTTTCAGTTAATTAGAGAGGAGAGTGATAATATGGCTCAAACAATAAATGCTAAAGATACAGTTAGTGCAAAGAAAGCTGAATGTTTTATAACTATAGAAGGCAAAAGATATAATTTTATGCAAGCTATAGATTTAGAGGCTAAAATGGAAAAAAATAAAAGTGAAGTTCCAATTCTAGGAAGAACAACAAAGGGAAATAAAACAACTGGGAGTACAAATACTGGAAGTGCAACATTTCATTATAATACTTCTATTTTTAGAGAATTACTTTACAGATATAAAGAAACTGGTGAGGATATTTATTTTGACATACAAGTTACAAATGAAGACCCTACATCTGCTGTAGGAAGACAGACAGTAGTACTTAAAGATTGTAATATGGACAGTGGAATAATTACTAAATTTGATGCTGATGGTGAGTATTTAGATGAAGATATGGATTTCACTTTTGAGGATTGGGAATTAGTAGAAAAATTTAATTTATTGGCAGGAATGGAGTAAAATACACATTTATAAATTATATATGTGTATTTTTTATATGAAAAATTAAAATAAAAGGAGATTAGAATAATATGAGTAATTTAAGTGCTTTTTTAAGTCAAAATGCAATAAAGGTTGATAATGTAAAATATGTAGCGAGTAACAGATTTTTAGATAAAGAAGGGAAACCAGTTGAATGGGAATTAAAAGTTTTATCATCTGAAGAAGACGAAGCACTAAGAAGAAAGTGTACTAAAAGAGTAAAAGTGATTGGTAACAATGGTAAGCATACTGGACAATATACAAGTGAAATTGACTACAATAGTTATGTAGCTGAATTATGTGTAGCATCTACAGTATTTCCAGATTTAAAGGATGCCGAACTCCAAAATAGTTATGGAGTAATGGGAGAAGCTCAGTTATTAAAGACAATGCTTACAGCAGGTGAGTATGTCAATTATACAGTAAAAGTGAATGAAGTCAATGGATTTGATACATCTTTTGAGGATAAAGTAGAAGAAGCAAAAAACTAATCAGAGGTGGCGATTTTGATGCTAGCATCACTCATTATTGTATTCAAAAATTAAAGTGGAAGCCAAGTGAATATATGAATTTAGAAGTTAATGAGAGAGCGTTAGCAGCCGCCTCAATACTTATAAAGATAGAAGATGAAGAGGAAGCAATGAAAGAAGCTGAAAGAGAGAGAAAGAGGGGACGAAGAAGATAGCAAAATAAAAAAATAAATATAGAATAGGTAAAATATGTAATAATTATATGTTATAATATTTTTAGCAAGAAGATGTAATCTACAATTTATAGAGTGGAGTTCATACTGGGATAAAACCTACTTCCTAATGAAAGGAGGTGGGAAGTATGAATAACTTTTTACTTAATGTAATAGCTGGCGTTATTGCTAGTTTAATATTTTGCTTAATTTGTAAAGTATTTCTAAAAGTAAAAAGCCACTCAACTCGTGGCAAGAGTAAAAGTGGCTGGGAATTTGATTTTAAAATCAAGTTCCATAAGTTCAAATAGATTCATTTAATTATGAACTTCACTCTACCGCAAAATAGATTGTAGTTCTTCTTGCTTTTATTATACCACAAATTAGAAAAAATATTGTTTATATAAAATAAAAAATAAAAATTTTTATTAAAAAATTGAAAACTTGATTATAAAGCAATTAATTTATAAAATATATATAAATAAGTAGGTATTTATTTACTTGAATTTCATTGTTTATATAAAAAAAATGGAAAAATATGTAATAATTATATGTTATAATAATTGTAGCAAGGATAATAATCGAAAGTGCGAAGGGTGATTATTTTCATATTAAACGCCAAATTCCAAATAAGGAAGGAGGTGAAATTATATGATAGGTTTTTTATTAAGCATACTAGCTGGTGTTATATCAGCTTATATTTATGACAAAATAAAAAATCACCCAGACGCCAATAAGGGTGATTTAAAAAAATAATATTTTCACTTAACAACTGAAAATAATCACTCTTTGTAGGAGTAAATTATTTCCTTGCTTTTATTATACCACAAATTGGTACAGATATTCAAAAATAATATTTTTATGATATAATAAAAATGTAGAGATTTTGCAGTGAGCGATATTTGTTACAAAATATGGCTTAACACTTAAAATCTAAGATGTTGAGGGTGCGTGATAAGTGTTATCAATTGCACTATTGCCCGCTCACTGCAATTTTAAGAGTATTGTATATATGTAGGTATTGGAAATGCTAAGTTTATTTTGGGGTTTTAGATTAACTATATGGAATGTAAATTTTTGTTTTCAAACGTTACTTTATATGTCTTTGCCAGGTTTTAGATTAACTATATGGAATGTAAATTAAGTATATTTTTAAATTTCATTTTTATATCCTCCTGTTTTAGATTAACTATATGGAATGTAAATGCTCCCGTTCCTAATAATGTTGTCAATAATCCTATTGTTTTAGATTAACTATATGGAATGTAAATCTAGGTCTTAAACTTGCATTTACTAAAGACATATCATGTTTTAGATTAACTATATGGAATGTAAATGGTCCTGATGCTGTAACATTTTTAAGTACTTGTTTTAGATTAACTATATGGACTTAAAATTAAAAATACTGAAAAACACTTACTTTTATGGTAGGTGCTTTTTTATATTAAAATCTGTGTACTTAATTGAAATATTTGGTAAAATATGTAAGAATTGTATGATATAATAATTGTAGCAAGGAAAATAATAATTGAAAAGTGCTAAGAGTGGTTATTTCCATATTTGAATACCAAATTCCATAACGGAAGGAGGTGTAACAGTATGGTGATAAATTTTTTATTGAGTATACTGGCTGGTGTTATATCAGCCTTCATGTATGAGAAAATAAAAAACCACTCAAAGGCCAATAAGAGTGGTTTAAAAAAATAATTCTTTAAATCAATTTTGATGGAAATAGCTACTCTTGTATAAAGTAAATTATTTCCTTGCTTTTATTATACCACAAATTGGTACAGATATTCAAAAATAATATTTTTATGATATAATAAAAATGTAGAGATTTTGCAGTGAGCGATATTTGTGATAAATTGAAGTTTAACAGTTGCAATATAAGGCGTTGAGGGTGTGTGATAAATGTTATCAATTGCACTACTCATGGTTCACTGCAAATTTGAGAGAGATGCGTATGTGTAGGTATTGGAAATGCCAAGTTTATTTTGGGGTTTTAGATTAACTATATGGAATGTAAAGCAACAAGAACAGTTGATTTTACCTTTTCTAGCCAACGTTTTATATTAACTATGTGGATTCAAAATTAAATAGAAAAAAGAAAGCACTTACTTAAATAGTAGGTGCTTTTGTTTTGCTTATAGCTTTTCATCATCTTCATATTCCATAATATCGCCTGGTTGACAGTCTAAAGCTTTACATATTTTATCAATAACATCAAGGGAAACATTTTTATTTGAAGATAATTTTGCTATTGTGGTAGAAGAAGCTCCTATTTTTAATCTTAGTTCTTCTTTAGTTATACCTCTTCTGTTTAGTAAGTCAATTAGTTTGAAAAATTTTATAGACATGTTAATACCTCCTATATATTTATATAATACTATATATCTTTATTAAAGTAAATATATATTTATTAAAATAAATAAAGAGTATTGACATTATTTACTAAATAATGTATTATTAGAATATAAAGATAAAGAAATCTTTATAAAGATAAAGTAATAAGGGATAAAATAAGGAATATTCTCTCTCGTCAAAGTTTAAATATTCCTTATGACATATAACTAATATGTAATATAATTATATGTCATTCCTTAAAAAAAATCAATTATTAAGGAGTGTGTTTTTATGAACAATTTAGTATTAATTAACAACCAAGAGTTGCAGGTCAAGGAGTTTAATAATCAAAGAGTAGTTACATTTAAAGAAATTGACCAAGTACATGAAAGAACAGAAGGTACAGCAAAGAGAAATTTCTCAGAGAATAGAAAACATTTTATAGAGAACGAAGATTTCTTTTTTGTAAAAGCAAGTGATTTTGAAAAGTACGGAAATCGTACTTTAGAAATTCCTAATCGTGGATTAACTTTAATAACTGAAACAGGCTATTTGATGTTAGTGAAATCTTTTACAGATGATTTAGCTTGGAAAGTACAAAGACAATTGGTAAATAGTTATTTTAGAGTTAAAGAAGAAAAGAAAGAAATTAAAGCATTAGAAAAATTAGAAACAGTTAATGAGTCAATTAGGTTAATAACTCCAATTTTTGATGATTTAAACATTGATAAAAGTATGAAACTTCTTGTAACTAAGACTTTTTTTTAAAGAGCAGGTATTGAATTGCCACTTGAAGTTGAAGAAAAAGAACATTTTTATGATACAAAGCAGATTGCAAAAAAATTAGGACTTTACACAATGTCTAATAAACCAGCATTTATGGCAGTTAAGCAAATTATAAGAAAGCTTGATATTAAAGAAGATGAAATGAAAACAGTATTAGAAACGAATGGCAATTGGACTGGTACTGTAACAAAATATTCTAATAAGGTTACAGAAAAGGTCAAAGTGTGGTTGAAAGAAAATAATAATCCTATCTCAATCAAAGGAGACAAGAAAAACTACTATATATTGTATAAAAATAATTAGATTTTAGTTTTTTGGGGGGGGTAATACAATGTATGAGAATTTACTTGATAGTATAGATATTGAAAAGAGAAAAGAAGAATTTAGAATTAAACTTTTGAAAATAAGAGAAACAGATATAGATATATATATAATAAGATAGAAAGAGTAGTATATAAACTTTCTGAGAAAAAATTAGAGAAAAATAATTAAATAAATAGATAAAGCACTTGGATATTATGTTGTTTCAAGTGCTTTATTTGGTATAAAATGGTATAATGGAAGTAGGGATTTATATTAACTAAGTGGTATGTAAAGGCTGGAATTAATGAGACTACAGTAGAAGAAAAGAAAATTTTATATTAACTATGTGGTATGTAAATGTTCATTTGTATTTCTTCCAATTTTCTGTTCTATCCTAGTTTTATATTAACTATGTGGTATGTAAATAATATAACAAAGTGGATGTTCTCTAAAAATAAAGAGGGTTTTAGATTAACTATGTGGTATGTAAAGAAAAAAATAGGAAGACCTGTTGTAGGAAGCCCTAAAGTTTTATATTAACTAAGTGGTATGTAAAGTAATCATAGTCGCACATAGTGTAACATTGGCTCTGCATTTTATATTAACTAAGTGGTATGTAAATTGTCTTATTTTATTATTAAAGTTTTCTTGTTCATTTGTGTTTTATATTAACTATGTGGTGTGTAAAGGAATTAGTAGAGTACAAAAATTTAAAGTCAGAATTTAGTATTATATTAACTAAGTGGTATGTAAATTCAAATATAAAAGACTTTACATCTTTGCCATCGATTGGTTTTATATTAACTAAATGGCACGTGAGTCAGCATTCTAAGTGGGTGGTAAAACACCATATACCTCGTTTTATATTAACAATGTGGTATGTAAATGCTGCAAAATTTTTTATTGTTATAGACATTGCCTGGTTTTATATTAACTATGTGGAGAAAAACTAAATAGAAAAAAGAAAGCACTTACTTAAATAGTAGGTGCTTTTGTTATTCTTTGCTAGATAAAGTAACAAGTTCGTTAGGTGTACATTCAAGAACAAGACAAAGCTTTTCGAATAAATCTAATTTTATAGAACTTGTTTCATTGTTAGCTAATTTCATCATGTTGGGATAAGCTATACCTACTTCTTTAGCTAACCAATATCTAGTTTTGCCTCTTGAATCAAGCAATTTATCAATATTAAAATACATTTTTTCACCTCTTAAGTATATTATACACTGGTTATATAATGTTTGCAATATATAATATGCAAATAATATAATTATGTAATGTTGACATTATATAATGTGTACGATATAATATACTTAAGGAATAAAAAATAAGAGCCACTCGCCCCTACCAAGTTTGAGTAACTCTTATTGACATATACTACATATGCATTAATTATAGTATATGTCATTCCTTAAAAAAAATCAATTAAGGAGTGTATTTTTATGAACAATCTAGTATTAATTAACAACCAAGAGCTACAAGTTAAGGAATTTAATAATCAAAGAGTTGTGACATTTAAAGAAATTGACCAAGTACACGAAAGAACAGAAGGTACAGCAAAGAGAAATTTCTCAGAGAATAGAAAACATTTTATAGAGAATGAAGATTTCTTTTTTGTAAAAGCAAGTGATTTTGAAAAGTACGGAAATCGTACTTTAGAAATTCCTAATCGTGGATTAACTTTAATAACTGAAACAGGCTATTTGATGTTAGTAAAATCTTTTACAGATGATTTAGCATGGAAAGTACAAAGACAATTAGTAAATAGTTATTTTAGAGTTAAAGAAGAAATAAAAACATTAGAAGCAGTAAATGAGTCAATTAAATTAATAACTCCAATTTTTGAGGATTTAAAAATTGATAAAAGTATGCAATTTCTTGTTGCTAAGACATTTTTTAAAAAGGCAGGAGTTGATATTCCGCTTGAAATTGAAGAAAAGGAACATTTTTATGATACAAAGCAGATTGCAAAAAAATTAGGACTTTACACAATGTCTAATAAACCAGCATTTCAAGCAGTTAAACAAATTATAAGAAAGCTTGATATTAAAGAAGATGAAATGAAAACAGTACTAGAAACCAACGGTTCTTGGACTGGTACTGTAACCAAATATTCTAATAAGGTTATAGAAAAAGTAAAAGAGTGGTTGAAAGAAAATAATAATCCCATTTCTGTTAAAGGAGACAAGAAAAACTACTATATATTGTATAAAAATAATTAGATTTTAGTTTTGAGTTTGAGGGGGATTAATACAATGTATGAGAATTTACTTGATAGTATAGATATTGAAAAGAGAAAAGAAGAATTTAGAATTAAACTTTTGAAAATAAGAGAAACAGATATAGATATATATAATAAGATAGAAAGTATAGTATATAAACTTTATGAGAAAAAATTAGAGAAAAATAAGTAAATAATATGGATAAAGCACTTGGATATTTCACTGTTTCAAGTGCTTTGTATGTTAAAAAATGGTATAATATAGGGAAGAGTTATATTAACTATGTGGTATGTAAAGTTTGTATTTGTATCTACACTACCTTGAACCTCAACTTGTTTTATATTAACTATGTGGTATGTAAAGAAAGTATCTCTAAATCCTATTGCTTTTTCGGTTAGAGTTTTATATTAACTAAGTGGTATGTAAAGCAAAATGATGCTTGTTATCAAAATAGGTTGTATTATATTTTATATTAACTATGTGGTATGTAAATTTCGGATACAGAATTGAAAACAAACATCTAGTAATTGTTTTATATTAACTATGTGGTATGTAAATGTTGGTTCAATTTCCAAATGACTTAGACAGTGATTATGGTTTTATATTAACTATGTGGACTTAAAATTAAAAATACTGAAAAACACTTACTCAGGTAGGTGTTTTTTTATTGAAAGGAGGTGATTATAATGTAAAAATTTTACTGATATAGTATAATAATCCTATAAATTCATTATAATAAAGGGGGATATTATGGGATTATTTAGTGGAAATGAAAGTTGTTGTATATGTGGAGAAAAAGGTAAACAAAAAATATCTGATGGTGTAATATGTTCTGAATGTTTAAAAAAATATAAAGATACATTTTCTATAGTCGAACCAACAGATGTAATTAAAAAAATATCTTCTGAGGAAATAAAAAAATCAATAAGATTAACACTTGAAAATAAAAAAAGATTTGAATCTTTTAACGCAAGTAAAAAAGTAGGAATTTATTTATTAGTAGATGAAAATAAAAAACAATTAATTATATCTGATAAAATAAGCAATTTAAATAAGAATAAGAGAGTATATGACTTTAGGGATATTATTTCATTTGAACTTTTAGAAGATGATGAATCTATAATTAAAAGTGGATTAGGTGGTGCTATTGGAGGAAGTCTTTTATTTGGCGAAACAGGAGCTATAGCTGGAAGTATATTAGGAAAGAAAAAAATAAAAACTTATGTAAATAGTTTAAAGATAAAAATTACAATTAATAATATAAAGAATTCTACAAAGTATATATATTTAATTAATTCTAAAATTTCTACAAATTCAAGTTTATATAAAGAATCTTATAATTATGCCCAAGAGATTTTATCAACTTTGTCTATAATAACAAGTTCTAAGAGTATAGAAGATAAAAAAGAGTCTATATCTAGTTCTACAGCTGATGAAATATTAAAATATAAGAATTTGTTAAATATGGAAGCTATTACACAAGAAGAATTTGATGCTAAGAAAAAAGAATTGCTAAATTTATAATATATAAGCACTTACTTAAAAATAAGTAAGTGCTTATATTATGTTAAAAAAGAAAGGAGGTTAAAAATGGCAACTATACAAACATCTATCCGAATTTTCGACGGAATGACACCTGCTTTTAGACACATGACTAATGCTATGAATATTGTATTAAGTTCATTCGAGCAATTACAAAGAACATCTAGCAATGCTATAGATGCTAATAGTATTAGAACAGCTAGAGAAGAACTAGCACGTGCAGAAGCTGGGTTTGATAGATTAGAACAACAAATAAGAGAAGCTGATGAACAACAAAAAAGATTTAATGATGATGTTAGAAAAGGAGCAAGTAGTACAGATAAGTTAGTAGAAAATGCTAAAAGATTAGTAGCAACTTATATTGGATTGAGAAGTGTTGGTGGTTTGATTAATTTAAGTGACCAAATGACGAGTACTAATGCGAGACTAGCTATGATAAATGACGGGCAACAATCTGATGGAGGACTCAACAAAATGATATTTCAATCAGCGGAAAGAGCAAGAGCATCTTATTTAGATACTGCAAAAATTGTAAGCAGAGTGGGCATGAATGCAGGCAAAGCATTTAGTAGTACAAAAGAAATAGTAGCATTCGCGGAACAACTTAACAAGAAATTTGTAATTGCAGGAGCAACAACAGAAGAAACTAATTCAGCACTTTTACAACTTACACAAGGTTTAGGAAGTGGCGTGTTAAGAGGCGAGGAACTAAATGCTGTGTTTGAGTCAGCACCTAATATTATTCAGTCTATTGCCGATTATCTCGAGGTCGATATAGGGAAGATAAGAGGTATGGCAAGTGAAGGAATGTTAACAGCAGATATTGTAAAAAACTCCTTACTTTCAGCGGCGGAGCAGACTAATGCAGAGTTCGAGAAGATGCCTTATACATTTGGACAGATTTGGACATCAATAAAAAATAATGCAGTCATGATTTTTGGTGTTATACAGAAAAAAATAGAACAATCTATGTCTAGCCGAGGTTTCCGAACCTTTATAGATAATTTTATCAGCGGATTATATGTTTTAGGTAATGTATTTTTTAACATTTTTAATGGAATTATAAGTATATTAGGGAGCCCAGCTTTTCAAAGTTTTTCAAACACAATGATTGTTGGGATAAGTTTAATTTCACAAGCACTAGGCTGGATAGTAACACAAGCATTAAACCTTGCTAATATATTTGCACAAAATTGGAGTATAATAGGTCCAATTATAGCAGGGGTTGTAGGGATTTTAGGTACTTATTTGATTGCATTAGGAAGTATATGGCTTTGGGAAACTTTATGCAAAATATCAAAAAATGCCTTAGCAATTGCTTCTGCGATACATGCTTTAGCAGTACATGCAGAATTAACAGAAACTCAAATGGCTACAGTTGCTCAATGGGGTTTAAATGCAGCTATTTTGGCGTGTCCGATTTTTTGGATAGTTGCAGGAATAATAGCTTTAGTAGCAGTCTTATTTGTAGGAGTAGCAATATTCAATCATTTTGCAGGGACTAGTGTATCTGCTATAGGTATAGTTGCAGGTGCAATATCAGTTGCAGCTGCTTTTGTAGGAAATTTATTTATTGCAACAGGGAACTTAATTATAGATATTGTAGCTTTAATTTATAATAGTTTAGCAAACTTTGCAGAGTTCTTTGCTAACTTTTTAGACGACCCGATCGGCTCTGTCATAAGGGCGGTATCTAGAATGGCTGATGCGGTATTAGGTATATTAAGAAGCATAGCATCTGCAATAGATACCATATTTGGCTCAAATCTAGCAAATGCAGTGAGTGGTTGGCAAGATAAATTACAAGGGTGGACTGACAAAGTAGCAGGAGAAGCTAAGATAAAAGTTGAACGAATGGACCCTAATAAACTGCATTTTGACAGATTTAATTATGGAAAAGCTTGGGATGCAGGATATAAATGGGGAGATAAATTAGAAACTAATATAAAAGATAAATTCGATATTAGCAAAATAGCAGAAAAGGCAAAAAAAGATTTAGGACTAGATGACCTTTGGGATGACAAATATGGATTAGGAGATGGATTTGGTTCAGCAGGTCTTAATTCACCTTTAAATGACGCAGCAAAAGGAGCAAAAGATACAGCAGGAAATACAGCTAAAATGGCTAAAACAATGGATAAAAGTCAAGAAGATTTAAAATATCTTAGAGATATTGCAGAGCAAGAAACAATAAATAGATTCACAGGAGTAAACATTAAAATTGACATGAACAATACAAATAACATAAGTAAAGATACTGACTTAGATGGAATAGTTAATGTATTAACTGAAAAATTAAACGACGCCATGGTTGTATCAGCAGAAGGAGTAGTTTAGAAAGGAGGTGTAATCGTGGCTTATGATTTTTATTTAGATGGAGTACAATTACCAATTACACCTGGCAAATTAGAAATAAAAACAACAAATAAAAATAAAACTGTAGACCTTATAAATGATGGAGAAGTAAACATATTAAAGACTCCTGGTCTATCTGAAATAAGTTTTGAAGCAGAGTTTACACATAATAAATTACCTTTTTGTAGAGGTCAATTTAGAGATGTTCAATTCTTTTTAAGTAAACTGGAATTACTAAAGACAGATTGTAAGCCATTCCAATTTATTGTATCTCGTGAGTTAGGTAACAAAGTATTATTCAATACTAATATGAAAGTATCACTTGAAGAATATAACATAGTAGAAGATGCAGAAAATGGTTCAGATGTAAAAGTTTCAATAAAATTAAAACAATATAGAGATTATTCAACTAAAAAATTAGTTCCTGCAACTCCCAAAAATGAGACTGGTAGACCAAGCATAAAGATAGAACCTAAAAGGGTCGATTCAGTCAATACCCCAAGTGGTAAAACATACACAGTCAAAAGTGGTGATTCTCTTTGGTCAATTTGTCAGAAACAACTTGGAAATGGTTCACTATATAAGAAAGTATATGAACTAAATAAATCAATGATGGATAAAGCCAACAAGGGGAAGAATTTAAGTAAATATACAATCTATAAAGGGCAGGTGTTAAAACTTGGCTGATGAATTAGTTCTAGCAAATGATAGAGATGTAAGATTAGTAATAGCTCATTGGGAAGATTTTTATGAACCAGTTGTCCTTGATGGTATCACGTGGGAGATAGAGAGAAGAGGAGTACCTTCAAAGCTAGAGTTTACTATAGTAATGGATGATATATTACAATTTTGTGAAGGTAATTCAGTGAGATTATATCACAAGGGTGTAGGCATTTTTTATGGATATATATTTCAGAAGAAAAGAGATAAAGAAAATCACATTAAAATTGTTGCTTACGACCAGTTGAGATATTTTAAGAATAAAGATACTTATGTATATAGTAATAAAACAGCAAGTGAACTTGTAAAGATGTTTGCTGAAGATTTTAATTTAAAATACAATGTCATAGAAGATACTAAGTATAAAATATCTAGAGTCGAAGAAAATAAAACACTTTTTGATATGATTTTAACTGCACTTGATGATACTTTAAGAGAGAAAAAAGAAATGTATGTTTTATATGATGAGTTTGGAAGAATAACATTAAAGAATGTTGCATCAATGAAATTAGATACTGTTATGAATAATGATGTCATAGAGGACTTTGACTATAATTCAAGTATAGATAGTGATACTTATACAAAAATCAAACTTGTAAGAGACAACGAGGAGTCAGGAAAAAGGGATGTGTATATTGCTCAAGATTCAGCTCACATGAGAAGTTGGGGAATACTTCAAATGTTTGATACAGTAGATAAAAACATGAGTGAAGCAGAGATAAAACAAAAGTGTGATATACTTTTAAAACTATATAATAAGAAAACTAAGTCATTAAGTTTAAAAAATGCACTTGGAGATATTAGAGTAAGAGCAGGTTGTTTAGTACCTGTTTTTTTAAATCTAGGAGATATTGATTTACAAAATTATATGTTAGTTGAGAAAGTAAAACATACATTTGAAAATAATTCACATTTCATGGATTTGACTCTTGTTGATGGAGATGAATTTGCTTCTTATTCTTCAAGCTCATATAGTAGTGGAAATACTAATAATAAAGATGAAAAGAAAAATGGTCCTGCACAAAGTACTACAAGTAAAGAAGACAATGATATGATAAATAAATTAAATAAAGTATTTAAAAATAAGTTATCAAATACAGGAAGTATATTTGTTAAATATTCTAATGCTTACAAAGTCAATGCAGCTTTAATGGCTGCTATTTCTATACATGAAACTGGTAATGGAAGTTCTTCACTTTGTAAAAATAAAAATAATTTCTTTGGAATGAAAGGAATGTCTTTTGGTTCTGTAGATGAAGGAATAAAAAGAGGTATTAGTAACTTATCAAGAAATTATATCCATACAGGAAGAAAAACATTAGAAAGTATAAGAGATAAATATGCTCCGCTTTATGATAGCCCTCTTAATAAAGATTGGGTACCAGGTGTAGGAAAGTTTTATAAACAAATAACAGGAAGTACCTATAGTTCTAATAATGCAGGTACAGGAGTTGGAAGTAATGAAGAAGCAGAAAAGAATTTAAAAGATACAACTTATCAAGTTCAAAATAATAACAATGCTAATACATCAACAAATAATAGTTCTAAAGCAGATAAACTAATTAGTGTAGCAAAAAGTAAATTAGGTTGTAAATATGCTCGAGGAGCAGAAGGTCCTAACACTTTTGATTGTTCTGGATTC